TGGTGTAGGTATTGCTGAGAACATGGATGATACGCAAACATTAATGAATGGCTTTATGCGTATGGCTATTGACAACGCTGCACTATCTGGTAATCTTATCATCGAAGTAGATGAGACGAACCTCACACCAGGCCAAGACTTATCTGTGTACCCCGGCAAGGTGTTCCGCAGGGCCGGAGGCGCACCAGGGCAAGCTATCTTTGGCACCAAGTTCCCCAACGTAGCACAAGAGAATATGCAACTGTTTGATAAGGCACGAGTTCTAGCAGATGAGAGTACTGGATTCCCTAGCTTCGCTCACGGACAAACCGGAGTATCTGGCGTTGGGCGTACAGCTTCTGGTATTTCTATGCTTATGTCTGCTGCTAACGGTAGTATTCGGACGGTAGTTAAGAACGTAGATGACTATCTGCTTCGCCCCTTAGGTAAAGCTTTCTTCTCGTTCAACATGCAGTTTGACTTTGATGAGTCTATCCGTGGTGATTTGGAAGTACATGCTTCTGGTACAGAGAGCTTAATGGCTAACGAAGTACGGTCACAACGCTTGATGCAGTTCTTGCAGGTTGCACAGAACCCAGTCCTAGCTCCCTTTGCTAAGATGGACTACATCATTCGTGAGATTGCTAAGTCTATGGATCTTGACCCAGACAAGGTTACTAACTCAATGAGTGATGCTGCTATCCAAGCTGAGATCCTAAAAGGCTTTCAGGCTCCCGCACAGCCCCCTGCAGGGCCGGAAGGCGTTCCCGCACCCCAAGGTAGCCCAGCGCCAGAAGGACAGGCTCCACAGGGCGTACAGGACACCTCAGGGGGTGGTGGCTCTCAGATAGGCATTGGCACAGCGCCTACACCGGGTGAACAAGGGTTTAGCGGTAATGTCGCTTAAGAGCTTCGTAAACGATAAAGCTTCTTGGGATGCGTTTGTTTCTGAGTTAGAAGAGCGCATCTCATACACGCATAAGAGCATGGAGAACATCTCTGATACTGCAGAGTTGTACAGGCATCAGGGTGCTATACGTGCCTTGCGTAATCTACACTACTTGAGGGATAAAGTGAATGGATGATAAGCTTAGAGAGGTTTATGAGTCAGACCCCCTAGCAATGGCAAGCGCCTATGGTGTAGGTGTCGTTGATCCTGATGAGACTGTAGAGGCTGCTAAGGCAGCTGCCCAGTTTGGTTGGGAGAGCTTACCCGGAGTTGGTACTACTTATACAGTACGAGATATTACATCTGAGTTAGAGAAAGAAAGTCCTAACTACTTGAAGATTGGTGCACTAGCTGGTGCTGAGGTTATAGGTCTTATTCCAGGTTTAGGTAGTGCAGCAAAGTCTATGATTCGTAGGGGTGCGGATACAGTTAAGGGTTCCGACAATGTGATAGACGCAACTAGTCGAATCCCTAAAGTACCCAGTGTTCGTAAAAATTTTGATAACTTTGACTTTAACGAGTTAAACCTTTCTGATGCTGAGCTTGAAGATTATGCAGATATTTACAAACGAGCAGGTGCTAAAGAATCTTTAGCAGAAACAAAAAGAAGAATTGCGAGTGTCATAAAGGATAATATTCCCAAGATAGAAAAGGCTTTAGTAGATGCTTTAGATACAGGCCAAGGTACAGTATCTTTGCAGGATTACAAAAACGCATTAGCAGCCACAGTGGACTACAACAGTATTCGAGATGCAGCAAAAGGTATCGCAAGGCGACAACAATTGCTCAACAAGATGAGCACGTCCATAGGTGAGGATATGTCGTTTGATGATGCTGCGGATTCTGTTTTTGACAGGTACTTCGATAAAGCTGGTAGCAATAAAGATCTAACAGAAGCTTTACTAAGTGCAGGTTACCAAAGAGAGTTGGTAGACTATGCTGTAACTGAAGATGCTATTCGTAAATCTTACAATAAGTTTATGTCTACAAAAGCACCTACCAGTAAACCAAGCTCATTTACGATTGACAGAGATACAGATGCACTAGAAGCATCACGTCTACGCAACGATCCTGAAGCGTTGGAGCAGTGGCGTACAGAAAACAAGCTACCAGAAACTCAAAGACAGAAGAACTTACCTGACGCACAAGCTGCAGCACAGGCTTTGATAGAGGGTAGTGTAACATCTAAAGAAGCTAGGAAGCGTATAGAGGAAGCTTTTCCTGCACCAAGAGAATACACAGCAGAAGAAGTTATGGAACTCCTGCCTACATTAACTGAGGTGCAAGGTGCGCTAGGTAAAAAAGGAACTAGGTATCCAATCTTAGGCGTTGATGGCGCTGACTTAGCAGAAGGTCAGGTTGTTTCTTCTCGCCTAGACATACCTGCTTATGATGACTACAATAAGTGGGTTGTGTCTATACACAATGGCAATCAAAAAGCAGGAACTGTTGTAGGCTATGGTCAGGCAATCAGACTTAAAAACATTAGGTTTGGTTCTGATGCAGATACAGCACTAGATATTGCTAGAGGCACACGTACAGACAGAAAAACTTTACAAGATGCTATCAGCAAAAAGACTGGTGAACCAGATAAACAAAACAAGGCTACTATCGCACGTATCTTTGGTGAGTACACATCTGAAGACCCTTATGATCTGCAACGTCAAGCAGCAGATATTATTGCATCCGACTCAGATGAGTGGGTACAGGTTGGTATGAACCCATATCGTGGCAGCGCCTTCTATGACAAGAAAACAGGTATGCCTGTGTTTGAGGCAGAAGAGATTATACAAGTCGGGCCACTTGTATTAGCTAGGAATGTAAAGAAACCAACCATCTCACAGATGAAAGAGATGGCAGTACGTACCAAAGATGGTAAACTAAGAATGTTCAACGAAGGCGGTATAGCAATGGATAAACAGATGGAAATGGCCTTCGCAGAAGGTGGTACACTAGACTTAGACTCTGTACCCGATAACACTCAGGGTGTTGATCCTGTGTCCGGCAACGAAGTTCCACTAGGTTCTATGCCAGAAGAAGTACGTGATGACATCCCTGCACAACTAAGTGAAGGTGAATATGTTGTACCTGCTGACGTAGTACGCTACTATGGCGTTAAGTACTTTGAAGACTTACGTGCTAAAGCTAAGTTCGGCTACCAAGACATGGAAGAGAATGGTCGCATTGGTGGTGAGCCTGTAGACGGCATGGAAGTCATTGAACCAGAAGATGACATGATGTTTGACATCTCTGAGCTAGAGGTTGTGGATGACGGTCAACCTATGGAGATGGCGGAAGGTGGCTATGCTCTTTCACCCGGTGACGAAGGTTACGATGAGATGGGTGCGCTGGGCTTAGGCATTGAAGGTATTGGCTTAGGGTATGAAAGCTCTGGTAGCGCCCCTATGGTAGAGGTACGAGCATATAAGAATGAGAGTGGTCACACCATCTACATCACACACATTAACGGTAAACCTCAGACAAACATTCCTCCAGGGTATTCTCTTGTAACTAGCGAAGCTACTGAAGAAGACATAACAGAAGCGCAACCCACCCCTCAAGTTGTAACAAGTAGTAGTGATGACTCACCCCCGCCACCGCCTATAGCTAAGGCTATCAACTACAAGGAGCTTACTACTGAAGAGATTGCAGATATGCTAGAAGAACAGAAGTCTCCTAAGATGAACTTGATTGCTACCGCAGCAGGCGCAGTAAATCCTATCTTAGGTCTCTTCATCAAAGGTGCTGCTATGGATAGCGCTAGACGTTTAGAGAATGAGCTTGAACGCAGGATTAGTGACGAAGGTACTTCTGTAGCAGATAAAGCTGTACTAGAAGGTTTGCTTGAGGCGTCTAAGAAAGATAAGCCAGGTCTTATCAGTCGTGTGTTTGGTGCTCTGAAGGATGAGTTCTTCCCAGAGACTGAAGAAGAAGCTGCAGCACTTGAAGAGGCTAAGAAAAGGCCACTAGAGACTGTGAACTTGAATAGCAACTTAGAGGGTGAATACGAGCCAGGTGAAGTAGTCCCTCTAGGCGCAATAGAACCCGCTGCAGCTGGTTACACTCCAGAGGTAGTTGCTGGGGATGTTACATCCCCTTACGATAACGGTCCAACCCCCTATGCAGAAACAATACAGTCTAATTTTGAAGCTGCACAAGCAAAGGCTGAGGCTTCTCGTAAAAGATTGGCGGAGATTAAAGCACGACAGGCTGAGATTGCGGCTGCGGAAGCAAGACGCGCACAACCCGCATGGGTCCGTGACGCAGACAGTAACGACAGCAATGCGTATACACCTATAAGCAGTAGCACTACTACAGACCCAAGTGGAAGTAGTGTAACAGAAACTACCTACAGCACACCAGATGGCGGTTCGTTTACAGCAGGGGCTGATGAAGACGGGCTAAACAAAGGCGCTCTTGTAACTAAGAAACGCAAGAAGAAGAAGAAATAACTACAAACTACGCAATAACTATAAGGCTACCCAGCTACGGCTGGCCCCATCATAAAGGAGTATAACATGATTTCAGAGCCTCAAGAGATTGAAAAGAAGTTGATCCAAACTACATCAGCTTCACACCAAAGAAACGCAGCACGTGTTAAGCGTGATGAAGAAGAACTAGAGGCACTGCTAAAGCAAGCACGTGGCGAGACAGATGAAACAGAAGAAGAAACTGTTGAAGAGGAACCCAGTAGCTCAGAGCCTGTCGAGCGCACAGTTCAGGCAGAGAGTAGTACCCAACAAGAAGAAGAACCTCAAGCAGAAGCACAAGAAGATGATTCTGAGCTAAGCGGTGAGGAGAAGAACTTCAAGAAACGGTACGGTGACCTTCGCCGCCACACGCAGGAAAAGGAAAAGGCTTTTCAATCACAGCTTGATAAACTCCAAGCTCAACTGGATGCAGCTACTAAGAATGAACTTGTACTACCTAAGTCAGAAGATGAGGTAGAAGCTTGGGCTAAGAAGTATCCAGATGTTGCTGGTATTGTTGAAGCTATTGCTGATAAGAAAGCTAATGAACGTGCATCTGAACTAGACGGACGTTTGAAAGAGATAGAAGAGTTACGCTCTACAGCAAGACGTGAGAAAGCTGAAGCAGAGTTAACACAGATGCACCCTGACTTTGTGTCCATCCGTGAAGATGATGCCTTCCATACATGGGCAGAGAAGCAACCTAAGTGGGTACAGGATGCCTTATATGAGAATACAGACGATGCTAAATCTGTATCTCGCGTTATTGATCTTTACAAGGCTGACACTGGTATTGTAACAAAGCGTACCAACAGTTCAGACAAGGGCGCAGCAAGCTCAGTTAAGAGCAAACGTGCTGCTGCACCAGAGCCAAATGATAGTTCTAGCTACCTGCGTGAATCCCAAGTAGCTAAGATGACTATCAAGGAATACGAGAAACGAGCAGACGAAATTATGGAAGCTCAACGTAACGGCAAATTTATTTACGATTTGTCAAAGAAATAGTTGACATCTTAAGAGAGATGGATACAACTATAGGTATGTACAGTGTCAGGCATTAACTGCCTGTACATGCTTTTCATAAAGCACTAGCCACATCAAAGAACTACCTCAGACTATAGGCCCAGCGTTCAAAGGACGGCCATCCTACGAACTTAGCTGACCACCCTAATACGAAGAGCCTCTTTAGTGGGTATGCAGTGTAAATCCTCACGCCATATCTATAAGGAGAAATTACTATGGCTATTACTTCCGCAAGCGGTGGGTTTAACGGGAACTTTTCCCCGATTATCTACTCCAAACAAGCACAGATTGCCCTTCGTAAGGCAGCTGTAACCAACGCAATCACAAACAACTCTTACTTCGGTGAGATCGCCAACCAAGGTGATGTGGTTCGCATCCAGAAAGAACCAGATGTAACTGTAAACGCTCTTCAGCGTCACACAGCTATCTCTGTTGAGAAGTTGAATGATGAAGACTTCTCTCTGACAATCGACAAAGCCAACTACTTCGCGTTCAAGATGGACGACATCGAAGATCAGTTCTCAAACGTTGACTACGTTAGCCTTGCTGCTGACCGTGCTGCGTATAAGATGGCTGACTCAATGGACTCAGATGTTTTGTCTTACTTGTCAGGTCACACCACTGCTGGTGTTCTTATCACTACTACCTCTGGCGATGCACAGCACGACACAGCTGGTAACTTGACTGGTGAATTGCTCACAGCAAACCACCTGACTATCGGTGACATGAACAACATCACAACTGCCGACTCCGGTGGTACAGGTGACTCCATCCCACTGGCTCCTCGTTTGCCTGGTGCGACTTCGTTCTCCGCAACTACTGCTTCACCTTTGCAGCTCATCTCACGTATGGCACGTCAGATGGACGTAGCAAATGTTGACTCACGTGGTCGCTGGATCTGTGTAGACCCCGTGTTTGCAGAGCTTCTGAAAGACGAAGACTCACGCCTGTTGAACGCAGACTTCGGTGGTTCCGGCTTGATGAACGGCTTGGTAATGAACAACATCCACGGCTTCCGTGTATACATTTCCAACAACCTTCCAGCTGCTGGTACTGGTGCAGGTACTTCTGGTACAACTGGTCAGGATGACAACTACGGTGTTATCGTAGCTGGTCAAGACGATGCAGTAGCATCTGCTGAGCAGATCAACAAGGTAGAGAACTACCGTGACCCAGATTCATTCGCTGACATTGTTCGCGGTATGCATCTCTATGGGCGCAAGATTCTCCGCCCAGAAGCACTTGTAACTGCACGTTATAACGCTGCTTAATCGGCTTAACATTGGGGCTGGCTACACGCTGGCCCCTTTGTGCTTTCTTCACACATAAAGGGACATCTCAAGATGGCTATTACAACTGCAATGTGCAACAGCTTCAAGCAAGAGCTTCTTGGAGGTGTTCACGATCTGGATACAGATACACTCAAAGTGGCTCTTATCAAGGCTTCTCCATCTGGCACATATGATGCTAGTACTACTAATTATTCTGACATCACTGGTAATACAGATGAAGCAGTAGGTACTAACTACACTGCTGGTGGTCAAGAGCTAGACTCTGCTACCATTACTCTATCGGGTAGTACAGCTATCGTAGACTTCGCTGACGAAGTGTTCGCTAACTTGACTATCGCTGCAGACGGTGCAATCATTTATAACGCATCTCAAGGTAACGCTGCTATTGCAGTATTTGACTTTGGTACTACTGTTACTTCTACTAGCGGTGACTTCACTGTTGTATTCCCAACAGCAGACGCTTCTAACGCTGTAATTCGTATCAGCTAAACTAACTATAAGGTTATTGCACAATGGCGTTTATCATCAAAGATCGTGTCAAAGAAGGTACAACCTCTACGGGTACAGGTGCTATCACACTAAGTGGTGCTTCGGCTACCTTTGATACTTTCCAGTCTTACATGACTAATGGCGATACTACTTACTACGCTATTGTGCATACCTCCTCCGGTGTTGATGAGTGGGAAGTCGGACTAGGTACATGGAACACGGGTAACACTCTTACCCGTACTACTGTCTTAGCTGGCTCTAACGGTACATCTGCTGAGAACTTCTCTGCAGGTACTAAAGATGTATTTATGACATACCCTGCTGCACATGCTGCACTTGCAGGTGATGATGTAGACTTTGCTAACATTACAGTTACAGGTACTGTTGATGGACGTGATGTTGCAGCAGACGGTGCAAAACTTGATACAGTAGAACAGAATGCGGATGTAACAGACGCTATTAACGTAGCTGCTGCTGGTGCATTGATGAAGTCTGGCGGAACCATGACGGGTAATCTTATCCTTAATGGTGATCCTACTGTTGCACTTGGGGCTGCAACAAAAGAGTACGTTGATACGATTGCTGCTGCAGGTATTCACTACCATACGCCTGTACGTGTTGAGGCTCCTCTTAACCTGACTGTTACGTATAACAACGGTACAGCTGGTGTAGGTGCTACACTTACTAATGCTGGTACACAGGAAGCTATTACTATTGATGGTGTAGCTCTTAGCTCTGGTGATCGTGTACTTGTGTATGAACAAACAGATGCTACTCAGAATGGTATCTACACTGTTACTACTGTAGGTGACGGAAGCACTAACTGGGTACTAACACGTGCTACAGACGCTGACTCTTACGGTGTATCAGACCCTGATGCGTTTGGTGAGGGTGATGCCTTCTTCGTTAAGGAGGGTGCTACAGGTGCTGGTGAACTCTACGTGATGAACACGAGTGGTGCTATTACCTTTGGCACTACAAACATTACGTTTACTGTTATCGCTGAGACTGCTGTGTATTCCGCTGGTACAGGACTTACTCTTACAAATACTACATTTGCTATTGGGCAGGATGTAGGAACTACAGCTAATGTCACATTCAACCAAGTTACAGCAGCTATTATTGGCAACGTAACAGGTAACGTCACTGGTAACGTGACAGGTAATGCTGGTACTGCCACTAAACTAGCCACATCTCGTACCATTCAGCTTTCTGGTGATGTAACAGGCAGCGCCTCGTTTGATGGTTCTGCTAATGCTACTATTACAGCTGTTGTACAGGATGATTCACATAACCACGTTATCTCTAACGTAGACGGACTACAGACTACACTTAATGGCAAGACTACCACAGCACGTACTATTACTGCAGGTGATGGTCTTACTGGTGGTGGAGACTTAACAGTTAATAGAACGCTTAATGTAGGTGCTGGAAGTGGTATTACTGTTAGTGCGGATGCTGTTGCACACGCTGATACATCTAGCCAAGCATCTTCTAACAACTCTGGCCGTACATATATTCAAGACGTAACTTTAGACACATTTGGACACGTAACAGGCCTTGCTACTGCTACTGAGACTGTGACAGATACTACTTACAGCGCAGGTAACGGTTTAAACCTATCAGGCACTGTATTCAGCCACACCGACACATCTAGCCAAGCCTCCGTGGATAACTCCGGTACTACAGTTATTCAAGATGTTACACTTGACACATATGGTCACGTAACTGGCTTAGCTTCTAAAGCTATGACTCTAGCGGATCTAGGCTACACGGGTGCTACTAATGCTAACTATATCACTAACAACAATCAGCTAACCAACGGTGCTGGTTACACAACTAATGTTGGTGACATTACAGGAGTGACAGCAGGTAGCGGCATCACTGGTGGCGGTACATCTGGTACAGTCACAATCAACCATGCTGACACATCATCTCAAGCATCAGTTAATGGCTCTGGTCGTACATACATCCAAGACATCACCTTGGATACATATGGTCACGTCACAGGCATTGCGACTGCTACTGAAACTGTAGTTAACACAGACACCAACACCACATACACTGCTGGCACAGGGCTTACTCTTACAGGCACTACATTTAGTCATACCGACACGTCATCTCAGGGAAGTGTGAACAACTCAGGTGGCACTGTCATTCAAGACATCACACTGGACACCTATGGGCACCTTACTGGTATTACTTCCTATAACCTTGATGGTCGTTACTACACTGAGACAGAAGCAGATAGTCGCTTTGTGAATGTCACTGGCGATACTATAACGGGTACCCTTACAGTAGACGCTGGGACTAATAGTACCATCAACGTAGTATCTGACGATACAGGACGCTCTCGTCTTGCCCTCTACGGTAGCAATCAGGGGTCAGGTCAGTTATTCGTTGGTCAGAGTACCACTTATGGCGGCGGTATTGAGTACAATGGCGACAACTCACCTAGCTTTTCTGGTGCAGGTGCTGACAACACGGCTCTTTACAATACTAATAACGGCACAACTTCTTGGACTGCTAAGAATCATGTCAGTAGTTTTGACTGGTATTTTAGAGGTGCCATATATGCGACTAGCAACCAACGTGTATTTGCTGACAACTACCACCCCAACGCAGATAAATGGACCACTGCACGTACCCTCTCCCTAAGCGGTGACGCATCAGGGTCTGTCTCTTGGGATGGCTCTGCTAATGCTACGCTTAGTGTTACTGTAAATGATGACAGCCATAATCATACTATTGCTAATGTAGATGGGTTGCAGACTGCACTTGACGGGAAGCTTAGCACTTCAGGTAAAGCTGCTGACAGTAACTTGTTGGACGGATATAACTCTAGTCAGTCTGAAAGCTCCAACACGGTAGCTGTTCGCAATGCTAGTGGCTACCTGTTTTCCAGCTACTTCAACGGCTCTGGTACGTTTAGTACTACTGGCGGTACTTCTGGTATGGGTCTTTTTACTGGTACTAATGGTACTGACACATATGGTCGTTCGTACACAGCAGCAGCAGCTAGAACTCTGCTAAACGTAGAAAACGGTGCAACTGCTGACCAAACTGCAAGTGAAATACTGACAGCAATCAAAACAGTAGATGGCTCTGGCTCTGGCCTAGATGCTGATACTGTTGATGGTATTCACGAAAGCACGTTCATGCGCAAGAGTGCAAACTCTAGCTTAGACATGAACAATAACAACATTACTGATGTTGAAGACATCTACCTACAAGACCGAATCTACCATGATGGTGACACCAACACTTACATGCAGTTCCACGCTGCAGACCAGTGGCGTGTTGTAGTAGGTGGGTCTGAACGTCTTGAGGTAAATAACACTGCTGTTACGGCATCTATAGAATTTAGAAGCACTGGCAACGTAATAGCATACTACTCAGACGAACGCCTAAAGACTAGGGTTGGTGCTATTGAGGATGCAGTAGAAAAGGTCAAATCACTTGATGCTTTCTACTATGTTGAAAATGATCTAGCTAAAAGTTTTGGTTATAATAGTGATAAGAAACAGGTTGCCTTATCTGCTCAGGATGTTAAAAGGGTATTACCTGAAGTTGTTACTTTGGCACCATTTGACATGGAGGATAATCACGAAACGGGAGAGACCTACTCTAAGTCTGGTGAAAACTACTTAACCGTGGATTACGCTAAGATGGTTCCTCTTCTTGTACAGGCTATCAAAGAACAACAGCAGCAGATTGATAGATTAAAAGTAGAACTATCAGAAATGAGAGATCAGTAATATGGCACTACAAAGTAGCGGTACAATATCCTTAAACGATGTAAATGTTGAGCTGGGTAATAGTGGTACTGCATCTATTAATATGGGTTCTTCTGATGTTCGTGGTTTGTTTGGTGTAGCCTCTGGCACAATCAGTATGTCTGATGGTTACGGGGCATCCTCTGGTAATATACATGGTAGTCGTGTGTTGGTATCCGGCGGGTATTCATCATCCTGGACCACTGACGTAGAATACTATAACACAACTGGGGGATCAATCGGCACCCCAGCTGCCTTTGGTAGTATGCTATCTTCATATGTAAATGGTCAGTCTTTATCTACAACCAACGGTAGTCGTGCCTTTTTTTCCGCTGGGAGTAACACAACTGTAGGGACAGCCTACTTCACTGTTGCTACTACAGGTAACGCCACCTTCTTTGGTAACCTAACTTATAACAGAACCACAGGCGCAGCATGTACTAACATCGTTCGAGGTGTCTTTATATCGGGTTCTTTTACACAAATCATGGATTATCATACCCTAAGTACTGCAGGTAATGCCGTTACTTTTGGTACTTTCGGTTCAAACAACGGTTTTTATATGGAAGGTACTCAAAGTTATGCGGGGCGGGGTATAATAGCAGGCGGATTTATGAGCAATACTAGTGGATCAACTGCAATATATTATATAACTATTGCTACTACAGGTAATACTACCTTCTTTGGTAACTTAACTGTTGCTACTTGGAACTTTGCGGGAGGATCTAACGGGACTCGTGCTATATGGGCTGGTGGACAACAACCATCAGGGGGCAATGCTTCACATGCCGTAATCACTTATAACACCATAGCGACTACGGGTAACGCTGTTTCTTTTGGCAGTCTAATAGCGTCACTATCGGCAGTTTCTGGTGGATCAAACGGTACACATGTTTTTGTAAACGGCGGTGCTTCTACTAGCGGTACGAGATATAAATATATCCAAGCGATCAATGTTGCAACTACAGGTAACGCCACTAACATAGGTAACTTAACTAAAGTTAGGTCCAATTCAGCGGCAACTTCTGGTGATTGAGCTTTAAAAACAACAAAAAAAAAAATAGG